GCTGGCTGATCTACAACATATACAGGTTCACCAGCTTTAGTACCTTTTTTAAAAACATAAATAGTATCGCTACCAGTCTGAAGACCATCAATGTAGCCAAATGTTCCATTTTCCACCTCTGCGGTGCAAACGGCATCAAAAATCTTTCCGTCATAATGAGTTGTTCCCATAAGTCCTGACTCAAAAACAGCTTTAGCCATAATAAATTCCTCCTTTAATTATCTTGAAGTACGAACAAGACCGTACTTTGTCATTACATAGCCTTCAGGCACACTGTCGTTGCCTGTACTAGCACCAAGTACATTAGAATTTTCCTTACCTTTTGTACTGAAGTTAGTAGCTATATTTTTTTTTGCAAACATAATCGCACATTCTGAATAAACATCATCAGCAGTAGAATATTCATCTAATTTGCCCTTTAACTTTTCAAATTCTTCATCGTCTTTTAAATGTGATTCATATTGTGCAATTACATTTTCTTTTGCTTTTTTAGTTTCCGCTTCAATACGATCAGATTCAGCTTTTTCATACGCTTCATATTTTGGTTTAATTTCATCGTACTCTGCTTTAAGATCTGAATAATTTGTTTCTGCATTAACTTTGGCTTCATTTGCCTCTTCAACATTCTTTTCAGCTTCGGACACCTTAGTAAAGGCGGCGTTCTCAATGTCCGAAATATGAGTGCCAAAATTAAAAGCACCATCAATGGGTGCTTCTCCTTCTACATAATCTGCATATGTAATCTTTTTACGTTTAGCGGTTTCAAAATTAACAACAGGCTTATCGCCATCCATACTAAACTCACAACCGTAATACTGATAATTGTTTTCAACATCAACAATGATTACTTCGTTATCCTGAATATCTACAAGATAATATCTAGGCACAGCCTCGCCCCATATATTTTTTGTTAATTCAAAATCACTAACAATCTTTGCAATGTCCGAAAACTGTTGCATTACAGTCTGAGAAAAATCGGTAGCCATATCGTCATTACCTCCTTCTCCGTTGTTACTATGTAGTTCACTCTTATTGTTTTCATCTTTCTTTTCATTTTTTAAATTACTAATAACACGAGTGAACTCTATATATTTATCGTTAAGTTCACTTTGGACTTCATTAACAAAATCATTAATAGTGAACAGAACTTCAATATTACTACCAGCCATAGCTGGTTGGTACTTAACATCATTACCTAAAATACAAGCACCTCTAAAAGAAAACCGAGTAAAGACAAAATTATCTTCCTCATTTTCATAACCATCATAAGACTCTTCTCCGTCATCATAAATTTCCATCGAATGGTCTTTAATGACATCTCTATTTATAATTTTTGAACCTTTTAAAAAGTTCCACATAATACCATCAACAACAAGATATTCTCTTTCTATACCAGAGCCATCATCTTTAATTTCAAAATGTGCATTATTTTCATCACTTGACAAAATAACCCCATAAGCTGAACCAATGTATTCCCTATGTAATCCATTTTCATCTTTGACAAGAATATATCTATGATTACTAAAATCATCTTCGCCATTACTATTTTTTTCGATAAATCCTAATATTGGAATATAGGCAAGTGATGGAATAGCTTTCTCAATAACATTTTTTTCAAATATAGAACCATTAGCGTTCAAGCCTGTGTGCATCAAAGTGATACGAACTCTAGTAAATCTCTTATCGTCTTGTGAATATTCTGCGATTTTTTCAAATTCAACAGGGATTGATAACTTAGATTGATCAACAGCTTTTATCCCTGTTTTCATTTCGTCAGCCACAACAACCCCTCCTATCTATCATTCTTTTCATTATCTGCTGTCTTTTCGCCCTCTTCACTAAGTAGCTCACCATTATCGGAATTGGTAGGTCTACCAACTTCTTTGTTGCTTTGTGTATAAGTAGAAGATAAAGGAGTAAAATTTTCAGCAAAATTAAAAATTTGTTTAGACATAATAAAAGACCCCTGTATAACAGAAGGGGTCAATCCAAGAGAAGCCAACCATCTTTCAATTCCAACGCCGAGAGTGGTCGCTTCTTTATATTTTTTTGTAACAGTATCATTATTAAAAATAGTTACATCTAATAGAGTGAATTTAAATTTAAATTTTGGTTTATTAAACTTGTGCAACTTAATATATCTATTAGCCCATCTTTCAATTTGTCTATATATACCATAAACAAATCCCGATGTATTCTCAACAGAAATCATTACAGCCGTTCCGCTTGCAGATCCATTAAAGAACTCTTGCGTTTCACCAGCAGAATTATACAATTCATCTACGGCATCAGATACATTATTTCTAGTATTACTCGAATCTTTAAAACTAATTGCTTCACCCTTAGAACCTAAAGTATGAATAAGTGCAATATCATCACTCATATTTTCTCTATTAATATCCGCAAAAACCCCAAGAGTTTCAGGAGTAAGCAAAGGTTTATCTACAGCTTTTTCATCTATTGGAACTTCAACCATAATAGCCTTATAATTATCAGTTCTTGCAGATTGTAATTTCAATTTTTTAAATACATCTAAATCAAGCAAATCTTTAACTAAACCAATAAGCAAAGGAAAGGGGTATTCCCATTGAGTGTTTAACTTTAAACAAATTTGTTTTTCAGATGGAGGCGTATACCATCCATTAAAATAATCTTTACCGTCATGATAATCAACACAAGCCTGTTGAACATAATCAGGATAAGAACCAAGATAACGAGGATTTATGGCGTTAAGATTTATTTCAAAATTAAACAAACCATCTTGTACTTGATGAATACGATATACCTGATGGGGTACTTCCTTTAAATAAAAAGTTGAATTTACCCCCGACCAGTCCTCTACAACTAAACCGCAGTAACAATCTTTATAAGGTATAATTTTCATAACTTTACTAAACTCGTGAGAAATATTCATATCCTCAAATCGTTTAGAAAGATTATTGTAAATTTTTGTTAAGTTATCAATTTTAACATCGGATTCAACACCATATAAATCTATCCACCAACAAAATTTTGCCATATTACTATATACAGTATTTAATCTATAATAATGAGGCGAACGGCGCATTAATAAATTAGAAACAGTTAATAAAACTTTCCAATGAATTTCAGGATGTTCAAGAGCTGCATGAATGTCTTTTAATTTAATACCACCTATAGAATGATCATTAAGAATTTCTGTATTAACACATAAATCATTTACCATCAATCGACTAAACGAAGACCAATCAATTTGTTTCTTTTTAATTGATTCAGAAAAAACTTTTTCGTCTTTGTCATGTTGTTCTTTGGTATAAATAGGCACAACGACCTCTTTTATGTTATTTGTTTTATTATCTTGACTCAAATCGCCCTCACCTCCAATCAATACATTATAGGTCTATGATTTAACCTACGCATACTTTGGGCGTAGTCTTTCATTGTAAGTTTTGTAGGTGCATTTTTTACCAATTCATTTTCTATTTGACATTGTACCCAATAATTATAAGCTGCCGAACTCCATCTATCTTTTCTTGCACCAGACTTCTCTTTGAATTTTATATTTATACCTTTAACCTGATGTTTTAAGCCAACAAGTTCCCTCGTTAACAAATCAGTTTCAAGATATGGCATCCTCAATAACTCTTTTTCGTTAATGGTCAAAGAATCGTAGCGAGGTATATTATCAGACAATATCTCTTTACTGGCTTCATAATTAACCAACAAATTTAGTTTCTTATTTTGAATACCAGTTCTCAACATTGTACCAATTTCAGTATTAAATGCTTCACTTGCGCTTATAGCCCAAATAACTTTATTAGCATAGGGCAACGCAAACTGAGTGTTTAAATCTTTGTTCAACGGTAATTTATCACAATCACAACAAGCCAAAGCAGGATATAGTTTGCCTGTACGAGCATCAACTAAATCTTTCATTAAATCTTGCACGATAGGTAATCCAAGACCTTTACCATCTATGACTAAATCAGTAGCATTAAAATAATCAAATAGTATTCTAATATGTAAAGCCAGATCGCTACCTCTTATACCTTCTATATTATGTAAATAAACAAAATTCCCAATATAAGCATTATTATTAGTAGGAATTGCTTTGTTTAATATAATAGAACTGGCATCGTTGTTATGACGAGTAGAAGCCATTAATGCTATATCAAGAGAAAGGATGCGTCTTTCGTTAAGTAAAAGCCTTGGCATTTCAGGTATAGCAATACTTCTTATACCATCGCTTTTTACATAATAAGCAATCTCAATCTTTCTTATTTGAGAAATATCTTCATAACTATAAAACGCACCACTTGAATCTCCATACCATAAAGCCTCCATTTCCATTGAAAACTTTACGCTATCAAAATTACTTTCTTCCATTTCATTTTTTATCTGCCGTTTCGACAACAGATTATTGCGAATAGCAACCTGATATGGCAAACAAAAAACAAAATATCGTTTATTATCATCGAGCATATGTTTAAAATAGTCATTTGCTTTGGAATAAGCCCAATGGCTCTTCATATATGCCGAACCTGTATATATCTCTTTATTTTCTTCTCTTAAATGAGAATATTGCGGTAAATCAAGATATGCAGGATTTCTTGGCGCAGTTAGAAATCTTCTAAGAACACCATTAATAATATTTGAATCAATCATCCAAAACTCATCAAGAATAAGGATATTTGCTCTCGCACCTCTCGCATTATCTGAAGGTGTAACAACTTTAATCCACGATCCATTCTTAAAATGGATTTCACCTTTGTTTAAAGTAACAACTGGTTTACCCTCAATCTCTCTACAAAGATTATCAGAACCCCAACCATAGTTTTTCATAAGGTCTTCAGTTATCTTCAATAACAACTGATTACCCTGTTCTCTTGTAGCTGCGGCAACAACTATTTTTGTACGAGGATACAAAATAGCGTAGGAAGAAGCAAAAATAGCATCTTCAAAAGTCTTACCCTGACCACGAGAAGCAACATACATTCCATAATCATTATGATACATTTCCCAAAGAAGAATATTTTGGAAGTCTTTAAGATGAATGTTGAAATAATGTTCTACAAAAAGATGAGGATTTGCCCTAAATATCCCAGCATACTCAGCAGCAGTTTCTAATATTTTTAAATTTTTTTCATTAATAAATACTGTTTGTTCGCTTTCTTGATACTCGTCATATACATCTTCGTACATATCATCGTATTCAATAGTCGTATTAACAGCGGTACTAACCATTGTTACCACCACCATCACCAAACATATTATCAATTCTTTCTCCTGCTATTCTGTCAAAAGTATCATCAGAATCAAAGTTATCCTCATCAAATTCAGGTCTACCAACCGTAAATTTTCTCATTAACTTCTTGTACGTTTCAGAATAACTATTAGGTTGCTCACCAACAGACACGATAGTGTGTCCACGCATAAATCCATCAGCTTCAGCTATATGGTCAATATCAGCTAAATGCCCTGTTGGTTTCGGAATAGGCTTCTTAACAACATTTTCCCATCGAGAAACCATTTCACCAAAACTCATTTTTTCAGATAACAGACTTTCTTTATTTTGTTTAGGTTGTAGATTACCTGTATTAAGCAATTCATTAAATGTTTTATCTAAGTCCTTGGTACTATCACCACGAAGATTAGCTTTATAAGCGTTTAATCTGTTAAAACAAATAGCCTTAAAGTTTTCTTCCTGAGATTTGGTGGTACATTCATGTCTGGAAGTCCAGTCATTATACTGTTCCAACAAGAACAAATAATCCGTATTTGCAAATCCAGCACCAAATATTTTTTTTGCTTTTGTAATTTCTTCTTGTTCGTCTATATCAACAGGAGATACCATAGGAACCCCCTGTTTATTAGAAATATCTTTTAAATTTTCATCAAGAGTAGAATTATAATTCTTTTTACGATATTGATACATCTTTGAGTGTTTAATAAAATACGTTATAAACCTTAAATCAGACCCTTCATATCTACCCAAATCTTTGTTATACTCTTTTTCTGCACTATCAAAAATTCTATCACTATAATATAAATCCAATACCATACTAAGTCTTTGTGCAGCTCTTCTATCAGGTGAAGTATATTGTTTTTCGGTAAATTCATCAACATAACCCTGATACATTTTACAAATACATTCTTTACAATAAGGTATTTTACAATATGCTCTATATTGTAAGCTGTCTGAACCATAGTAATTATCAGTATAATCTTCTTTGCCACAACACAAACAAGTAATTTTTTTAACTTTTAATATTGACTTTATTTCTTCAAGTGGTCTATTACCCATAACAATATTCACCACCTTTTACACTTTTCTTTTCTTTTCTTTTTTTTATATAAAAAAACAGTATAAATATACTGTTCTGTCTATTAAAATATAAATTTTATAAAAATAGCCGCCTATACAATTGCATAGGCGACAAAATTAACTATTTGGTAGGCGTACTATTCTCCTACATCTCTCAGATATATTTTATCCTGTCATACCATCGGCGTGTGGTCAGTACGAAATCTACCACCTCAAATAGTTTTATAAATTATCATAAAATATCATTATTCTATCGTAGTTATAATAATATTTTTTAAACCTTTATCTTTATCCCACAAAAAAGATTGGCATCTTTTAACTGCACCAACATAACCATTAACGCTATGCCATAAATCTGTACCAGTAAAAGAAGATAAATTTCTAAATATTATTCCATTTGCTTCTCTCGTTTGTTCGCTATGTAAATGCCCCATATGAACCTCATGATATAATGTACGCCCCCAAGCCTCTCTTGCTTCAATCTGCATGAGTCCATCAATGCGCTTTTTTTCTTTATCTCCATGTGTAAAACCTAAAAGAACTTTACCAAATTCTACATATTTTCTTGGATGTGTACTTGTATTTACAATAATATTCTCATTATTATGAAAATAACAATCCAATGCACAGATAGCATGATATGAAGAAAGAAAATCATGATTACCATTAATACAAAATACTTCAACGGGAGCGATTTGAGACAATTTAATAATATTTTCAATCAAACATTGAATCCCATATTTAAAAATTAATTGAGGACTTAAATCACAATGTTGAGATGTTCCAGCAGTAGTTTGAGAAGAATTATTATCAATATTAAAAAAATCGCTACCAATAGGGAAAACTATTTTTTCAATGTTTATTCCTTGTACTCTATCAATAATATCATCTATTACATAATCAAATCTTTGTTTTGCAAGATTGTAATTATAAGGTTCGGCTACATCTTCCGATAAACTTAACTTTCCAAAATGCACATCTTCAATTGGAATTTCAAGCATTAAACCACTATGATTTATAGGTTTCTTTTTGATAATAGGTCTAACATCGTTATTCAACAATTCTTTGTATAAAGATTTTACTATTTCAAAATTAATATTTTTTCTTGGTTTAACAGTAATATAACTAGCATATAAAGTACGAACATCAGTAGTATACACTGGTTTGCCTTTATCCGTATATTGATTAACCAATTTGCCATCTTGATCAATTTGATTAACAACTTTACTAACTACTTGTCTTACAGTGTTACGACAACTTGCCAATTCCCAAGTTTCCACATCAAACCCATGTGCCTTTAAAACAAATTCAGGATTTTTAGCTTCTTCTTCTGTCATTTTTAAAAGCATGGAACTTGACATACTACCATCTTTATTAAAAGTAATATCTTTATTTTTTG